AAATCGAAAGTGCAACGCAGAATTGTCAGTGGATTAGAGGGTTCAAACCGAGGTGACTTGGTTTGAACCCTCACTCATATCCGCCATGGATTCTCCTAACTCCCTGGTTTGTTGCCCGTCCTGTCCGAACGGCATATCGGACACGCTCCGCCCACTCCCGTCAGAGTGGACATACCCCAATGTGGCAGGCAAGCCAATCCCGTGCTTCCGTGATGCGGTGATGCTCAAATCCGCCTGTCCATGCCTTCGTAGGAATCAGTGGTAGATCGTACCGGCCGCGAGTCTTTATTGGATTCTCTTCCTTGTGGCCGCGTGTGGACGCGGGTTCGAATCCCGCCGAAGGCACCCATGAAACAAACCCGGGGTAGGGGTATTGACAATCCGGGAGGGGCATTCGCAGATGATGGGGAGCCCCTACAAGACACGGGAGTGTCCATATACGGGAGCCCCTATACCGGCATTCCAGCAGGCCAACAGCGGAGATAATCGTCGGCAAATCCACGGCACCCCGGGTCCCATACACGTGGGAGGCCACATGAGCAAGCGGCGCAACGAGCGCGTCAGCAACGGCTGGCGGCGCAGACAGCTCAGGGCAAGAGTGCTTGCCGCATACGACGTGTGCGCCATCTGCGGCAAGCCGGTCGACAAGACATTGAAGACACCACATCCGATGAGCGCCGAAGTCGACGAGCTCATACCAGTCTCACGTGGCGGTGATCCATACAGCTTCACGAACTGCAGGCTCACGCACCGCAGATGCAACAGGATGAAGAGCGACAAGACAGACGAACACGCACGAGCGCTGCTGGCTGGCAGACAGGAAGTGAAAGCAAGCTCGATGCCGTTCAAAACGTTCGGCATCTGACTCCGATACCAGGGCGGGGACCCCGGGTACACCACCTCCCGGTCGCCTCGGGTGCAGTGCCGATATTTCTCTTGAAATTTAAGCGTAACGAATTGTGTTACGCATACGTTGAATGAAAGGCGGAATATGGCCTTTTTCAAAGCGTCAGCATCTGACATAGAACGATTTAATAAATACTTCAGAAGCACTGACCCTAGTAAATGTTGGGAATGGAACGGTGCTCATCACCCAAAGGGATATGGCACATTCCGTCTGGCAAAGACGTCCGTTCCGGCACATCGCTTCGCATATGCATTGACTCATAACATGTTTATCCCAGATGGGATGGTGATTGATCATATCTGTCACAACCGTTCATGCGTTAATCCAGACCATTTGAGAGCAGTAACGGTTCAGGAGAATTCCGAATATCGTGTTTCCTGTAATAAGAACAGCAAATCCGGAATCCGTGGTGTCTACTGGCGTAACGATCGAAAAGCATGGCAAGTTGAGGTTATCAAGAATAGGAAGGCATACAAGAGAGGTCCATTCAAGACGCTTGCACGGGCGGAAGCTGCTGCAACAAGATTGCGCGAAGAACTCGGGTTCCTCACTGGTTTTGGAATGAAGGAAACGCAATGATTTGCGAAGTATGCGGTAAGCAATTTAGGCCAAGTGGCAAGGGCAGCCAACAGAAATATTGCTCCGCGAAATGCAGGCAGAAAGACTATCGGCGTCGGAAAAAGAACCGGCCCGCACAGGACCGGAACAGTAAGCCGCCCGTCAAAGCCGTGGAAACGAAACAGAAGCCGGAAAGGGATCTCGACCAGCGGAGCTTCGAACGGATGATGGACGGCAGCATGCTGGACATGCTGCGCGCCAACCGTGACCGACTGCAGAAGGCCATGGATGACACGTCCACACCGGCAAACGCACTGCCTGCGATCAGCCGCCAGCTCATCGACGTATGCGAACGCATCGAATCACTCCAGGGCGGAGGTCTGACCGACCTGTTGGACGATGAGGAAGACGAGGTGACGGACGATGTCGGAGCGTCGATTGTCTGAAATCGCCAAGGTCCTCCGCCAGCCGGAAGGCATCGTTGGCAGCGAGTTCACGCGAATCAACAAAGCCGCGCGCAAGGCCGGCATCCGTTTCGACTTGTGGCAGCAGAGCTTCTTGTGGCTTCTGTTCGCCAAGAACGCGGAAGGCAAGTATGCGTGTGGCGCGGACGGCGCCGTGCTGTCCAGCTGCAGGCAGATCGGCAAAACCTTCACCGTCGGCACCGCGTTGTTCCTCAAGGCGATACTCACACCGAACCTGAAAGCCATCTGGACCGCCCACCATACGCGCACCAGCGACGAGACATTCGCGGACATGTGCGAGATGGAGCATAATCCAGTGCTCGGCCGGTACGTGGAACGCATCCGCAGAGCAAACGGCCAACAGGAGATCACGTTCACGTCCGGCAGCCGCATCATGTTCGGCGCCCGCGAAAACGGCTTCGGCCGAGGATTGCACAGCGTGGACGTGGCCGTGTTCGATGAAGCGCAGATCCTCACAGTGCGCGCGATGGACAATATGATTCCGGTTTTGAACACGAGTCCTAACCCCCTGGTCGTGTATATGGGCAATCCACCCAAGCCGGGAGACCAGTGCGAGGCGTTCACGGAGAAACGCATGCATGCGCTGAACCATGACGGGAACCTCCTCTACGTGGAGCTTGCCGCCGACAAGGACGCGGATTCGGACGACCGCGAACAGTGGGCTAAAGCGAATCCCAGCTATCCGAAACGTACAAGCGAACAGGCAATCATGCGCATGCGCAACAACCTGTCGGACGATTCATTCCGTCGTGAGGCGCTTGGCATATGGGACGAGACCGCCACCGCGTACGCCATCAGTCCCGACCTGTGGCAGGCCGCGGCCGTCGACGACGTGCCCGAGGGCGGCACGGTGAGCTTCGGCATCGACATGCCTCCGGACAGGAGCGTGCTGACCATCGGAGCGGCGCTACGATACGCGGACGGTTCGGCCATCGTCCAGATGGCGAACATCAAGGACGCGCGGCAGGCGGGAACCATGTGGGCCGTGGACTGGCTCGCCGAACGTTGGCCGAAGACCGCCAGCGTGGTCATCGACGCGCAGTCCCCGGCAATGAGCCTGCTGCCCGAACTGAAGGCCGCGCACGTGAAGGTCACCGTGACGAACATGCAGGAGATGGGCCGCGCATGCGGCCGATTCCTCGACATGCTCAAAGCCGGAACGCTCAAGCACCCGCCGGACGAATACCAGCCGCAGCTGGCCGCAGCCGTCAAGGGCGCGACCACGCGTCCATTGGGACAGTCCGGCGCGATCGCATGGAACAAGCTCGGCTCGGATATCGACATAACGCCGCTCGTATCAACCACGATCGCCCTGTACGGGGCGTGCACGACAAAACGACATCCCGGAAGACGACAGACCATCGGAGGAATCTAAATGGGCGACATCCAGATGACAAACGTTCCGGATAGCTGGCGGCCGTCCGGAGGATCGGTGGCGCTGACGAAACTGGTTGTGCCCACCAGCATCGACGGGCTTACAAACCAAGAGAACGAACTGCTCGCAGAGCTCGCCGAAGTGTGGACACGTCATGCGAGCCGCAATCGGAAACTCACCGCATACTACGAATCGAAAGAGCCGCTGGTCGACTTCGGTCTCACGGTTCCACAGTCCATCAAGGACCACTACACGCCATTGGGATGGGCACGCAAGGCGGTGGACATGCTCGCCGAGCTTTGCGTATTCGAGGGATTCGTCTCGCCTGGTGTCGATGATCCGTTCCAACTACAGGACTTCATGAGCAGAATCGGCTTCACCAGCGTCCTTCAGCAGGCCATACAGACGGCACTCATTCACGGCTGCTCGTTCCTCAGCGTCATCCAAGACGCGGAGAACAGGCCTCTCATCCGCACCCACACCGCGGAAAGCTCGGCAGCGATCTGGGACTACCCGAACCGACGCGTCAAGGCATGCATGGCCATAACCGACGTGAACAACGACAACGAGGCCATCGGACTCGTGCTCTACATGCCGACGCGCAACATCAGCGTGTCCCGCAGTCTCGGCACATGGTACGTGCAAGGATCGCAACCCACCGTGAACGGCGAATGCAGCGTGTTCCGTCTCGCCTACAAAGCCACCGAAGTCAAACCATTCGGACGCTCCCGCATCAGCCATGACGCGATGAACATCATCGACGGCGCGAACCGCACCATTGTGCGCGCCGAGGCGAACGCCGAATTCTACGCATTCCCGAAAATCCTGCTCATGGGCACCAGCGACGAGCTCGCGTCCTTGAGCGCGGACGCCGCGCTCAAACTCTACATGGGTCGCTACAACATGATCAGCAAGGACGCGGACGGTGATTCGCCGACAGTGACCCAACTGGCCGCATCCAGCATGGATCCGCACCTGACGATGCTGAAAAGCTGGGCCGCCATGTTCGCCAGCGCGATGAACATTCCCGCCAGTTCGCTCGGCATCGTATCGGACGCGAATCCGACGTCAGCGGACGCGACCGAGGCGCAACGCGAGGACCTGATTATCGAGGCTCGCCACTGCGACCGTGATTTCGGCGAATCGATCCTGCAGGCGGCACGCCTCGTGGCGCGCATACAGGATCCATCGGTGTCAGACGATGATCTGATGAAACTGCAGGTCGACTGGAAGAACCCCAACACTCCGTCAAGCTCCATGAGCGCCGACGCGTTCAGCAAACTCGCCGGCAGCATCGACTCGTTCGCCAACAGCGAGGTCGGCATGACCCGCGCCGGATTGAGCAGAAGCGAGATCGTCCGCTTGAAGGCCGACCAGCGCAAGGCTCAAGCCGGACAGGTCCTCGACCAGATTCGCGGCATGCGCCAACAGACTGAGCAGACGCAGGACGACGGGGAACGCCAGACCGACGCTTCCACGCAATCAACTGTTGCGGGGGGGGCTGAAGGACAGCTTCGACGCACTGGGAGTAGCGATCAGAGCCGGGGTGACACCGGAATCCGCGGCATCGATGCTTGGACTGAAAGGCATTGAATTCACCGGCATGACGCCGGTCAGCCTCAAACTACCGGAAGGCGGCGGAAATGAGCCTGAACAGTCTGAACCTGCCTCCGGAACAACACAGAAGGCTTGAACTCGACCTCAACGACCTGTACGAGGATTACACGGACACCATGAGCCGCTTGCAGAAGGAGGCAGGCAACAGCGTTTCAGGACTTGTCTGGGACGGTGAAAGCCAGGAACTCATCAAAGCGGAGATCAACCGGTACGCCGACGCGGCCAACAAACTCGCATCCGACTACTACAGCCATGTGCGCGACCTATGGGCGCAATACTGCGGAATCGACATGCCGGAATACGATCCGCCGACCATCACCGCCGACCGTGCGGTCTGGCAGATGGAAGGCGGTTTCAACAACACCGACTTCATGGGATTGCATTACAAGGACGTCATTCCAGATGAGAACGGCGTCGTGCACAACAACGCCGGAAGAACCATCGACGACCTGTGGCCAACGTTCGCCGACGAGGAGCAGGCGCTGGAATACGTGCAGAATCTGGTTCAGACGGTCGGACGGCTGACCATGCAGAGGGCCGTGGCCAACGATCCCACCAAGCCTCGCTGGGCTCGCGTCCCACGAGGGGCTAAGACATGCGCGTTCTGCCTTATGCTCGCCTCGCGTGGATTCTCCTACCTGAGCGGGGACACCGCCGGACGGCAGATGCAATACCATGCGGACTGCGATTGCGACATCGTGCCAAGCTGGGGCAGCAGCAAACTCAAAGGATACGATCCGGACAAGTATCGTGAAATGTACCAGGCAGCCAAGGCCGCGGCCGGCGATGACGGCGACTGGCGTGACACGCTAGCCCAATTGAGACGCATCTATCACGATGAGGTCAATGATGGCGTGACTGCCCAACCGACGATTCGATGGAGCGGCAAATCGATTCCGATCAGTGCTTCCGAACTATCGAGATTGTCGGATTACAGCGTCAGGATGCCTGGAGATAGATTCTCCAACGACGAGAAGATCGCGGCTTTGATGGATTGGACCGGAGACAGCTATAAAAGTATCAACGGCTACCTGTTCGGCGGACGAAACCCGTCGAAAGACGTCATCCATCAGGTCGAATGCATCGACGAAGCGATATCCGACCATATCACCCGAGAACGTTTCACGGTCGACAGGCAGATGCGGTTGTCGACGTTCCACGTCAACGACATGGAGTCGCTTTTCGATTTGAATACCGGTCGCACCTTCGAACACATCGGCTACATGGCCACCAGCATCAAGGAGGGAGGCATTGACGTTGATGGGGAAGACCGCATCGCCACAAGAATCCTGGTACCGCCGGGAAGCGCCGGCGTGTATGTGGAGCCGATCACTCAGCATCCGGGAGAATACGAAATTCTCCTGCCGAGAGGAAGGACTCTTCGTTTCGAAGGGCTTGGAGCATCCGACGGCAGGCCGATCGTTTATCTGAGACTGCTATGATTGAGCCTATGGATCGTTCCGACCGCTTCACGTTTATGCCCGGTGATTTGAAGGAAGTCACCGATGAGCGCCATCTTGCGGAAATCAAACGCAAGTATGGCGACATCTCCATGCCGCAGGACGAATATGAATGGGTCAGGAACGAAGGAAAGAAGCGCTGGTCCGTCGGCGACTATGTGTCGACCGACGAGCTGCGGTCCGAATACGCGCGAAGAAAAGCGCTGGGAAATCTCTGAATCCCAGAAAGCCATCACGTCGAAAACGTGGTGGCTTTTCTTTTACCTTTCACACCCCAGCGATGGGGCGGGGCGCAGCCATGCGCGAAACCAACAAGAATGGCCGCCCACTCGCCGGCGTCAGGCGTGGAAAACCAAACAAAAGGAGCTACCAATCATGGCAGAAGACAATCAGACCGACGCTGACGGCCAGCAGGAGCCGGGACAGCACGCTCCGACCACGAAGGACGTGAACGACGCGAAGCCGAAGACCTTCACGCAGGAGGAAGTCGACCGCATCATCAGCGAACGCCTCGGCAGGGAACGCGGCAGGAAAAGCGACTATGAGGAACTCAAGGAGAAGGCCGGCCACACCGCCGACCTCGAATCGAAGCTCTCCAAAGCGCTCGAAGAGAACGAGAAGCTTAAAAACGAAGCCAAACAGGCCGAACATGAGAAAGAGCTCTCCGCAATCCGTGTCGAGGTCGCGGCCAAACACGGCATCAACGATCCAAGCGTCCTCGTCGGCGACGATGAGAAGCAGATCGGCGACTACGCCGAAAGACTCATGAAGGTGTTCGCCGGCATGAGATCCCGCGGAATCGTCGCGGAGCAGAGCGCCCACACCGGACAGGCCAAGCCGAAACATTCCAGCCGCGAGGATTTCGCCAACGCCATGAAGAACACGCTCCTGTAACCCAACCATCAGCCACTTAATGAAAGGATGAGTCATGGCAGATCCGTCAATGACCCGAAAAAGCAATGGCCTCGACCTCACTCCAGAAACCCAGGCGGAGATCTGGCAGACCGCGAAATACCAGAGCGCGTTCATGCAGCTCGTACCCGAAATGAAGCTTCCAGGCAACGGCGCGCGCGTGCCGATCATCACCGGCGACCCCGAGGCCGCGTGGGTCGATGAAGGAGCGGAGAAACCCAAGAGCGGCGTCGGCTTTGGTAAGAAGGACATGCTGCCGTACACCATCGCGGTCATCATGCCGTTCTCCAACCAGTTCAAGCGCGACTTCGGCGCCCTCTACGACCAAGTGGTCGCCAAGGGGCCGGGCGCTATCGCGCGCACCTTCGACAAGACCATCATGGGATTGGTTGACGCTCCGGGCTCGGACTTCGACACATTGAAGGCCGCAAAGAAGATTAGCCTCGGTCAGGACGTGTGGAAGAACCTGAACGCGGCCGACGACTCCGTATCCGCGGCGGACGGCACCCTCGACGGATGGGCAATGTCCACCCAGGGCCGAAGCCTCCTGCGACAGGCCACCGACAACAACGGACGACCACTGTTCCTCGACGGCACCGGCTCGTCCGACGTGTCCACCATCCTCGGCAATCCTGTGCAGATCTCCAAGGGCGTGCACGTCCCCGCGGTCACCGAAGGCACCGCCGCCAAGGAGATCCTCGGCGTGTGCGGCGAATTCTCCTCCGCCGCATGGGGCTCCGTCGAGGGCCTGCAGACCAGTATCTCCGACCAGGCGTCCATCACCATCGACGGCAAGCAGGTCAACCTGTGGGAACACAACATGTTCGCCGTGCGAATCGAAATCGAGGTCGGCTTCCGGATCCGCGACATCAACCGCTTCGTCCTGCTCACTGCCTGACGGAGTCCGACATGACGGACGAACCAGACGTGTTCGCCACCTCCGTCGATCTCGAACGGAGGTGGCACAAGCTCACCGACGAGGAACGTGAGAAGGCCGACACGCATCTCGCGGACGTGACCGACTACATCAAGGAACGCTCCCCGAACTGGCAGCGGCTCCTCGACGAACGGCCGCGACTGTTGACGAAGGTCACCTGCGACATCGTCCGCAGGATCATGCAGGCAGACCCGTACGGCATCCCCGGCGGCGTCACGCAGATGAACCAGACCACCGGCAGCTTCAGCGAACAGTACAGTTTCGGAGCACCGACCGGCGACCTGTGGCTGCGCGACGACGAGAAACGCATCCTCGGCATCAACGCCCAACGCGCGTTCAGCGTCGACATGGCCACGGGGGAGACGTCCTAGTGGAAACCATCGAAGTGTGGCGCGGCCAGTCCACCACCGACACGGACGGCAACCCCATCCAGGGCAAACCCGCCCGCGTCGGCACGTTCCAGGCGATGGTCGCGCCAACCTCCACCACCGACCAGACCGAGGAGAACGCCAGCCCGCAGACCACCGAATACACGATCCACATCCGCGGAAACCAACCGACCGGCATCCAGGCCACCGACCTGATCAAAGTCAGGGGCCGGCTGCTGCCCGTCAAGGGCAAGCCGCAGGTGTGGGACAACCTCCACGGACGCCACATCGGCGACGTCATCACCGTGGGCGAACGGGAAGGATAAGCATGGCCAAACGATGCAGATTCGTATTCAACCGCAAGGCGTTCAGCCAACAGGTCCTCAAAAACGAGACATTGCGCTCGCGCATGAGGGACGCGGCCGAAGCCGCCGTAGAGGATGACCGTTGCATGGTCCGCGACCATGACGGCAAGAACCGCAGCGGCGTGGCGATCATCTGCCCGGCACCGGTGGAGAAGGCGCACGGCACGTTGGAGGACACGCTCGGAAGGATGCGCGTATGAGCATCCCGGTCACTCCCCGGCGCACGGAACCCCTGCTCCTGCCCAAACTGAGGACACTGTTCCCGGACGTGACGTTCGACACCATCGAACGCAACGACCTCGAACCGCCCTTCACCGAAGCCACATTGGCCGACTCCATGCAGGGCATGAGCACTCCCATCTCCCAATACGTGCGACTGCGGCTGGGCGTGCGCTGCATGAAAGAGGACCATACGGGCGACTGGGACAAGGCCGCCCGCCTGTGGGCCAGCATCGCAAGGGAGATCATCAGGCTCGGAACCGTCGCGCCGCTCATCAGCGCGTCACTGGAATCCGGACCGGTACGCATGACCGACGAGGACAAGAGACTGGTGAGCGCGTACGGCGTGCTCCTGCTCGAGGTCTCCGTCAACTGAAACACAACAAGACGTGCCGCCACACGGGCAAGAACGAAAGGTATGGACGAATGTCCGACAACAACGAAGAAACCACCGCCGTCGAACAGACGGCATCCGAAACCAGCGCGCAGGTGGCGCAGGGGGCGACCGACTACGGGTACGTGTCCAGCGGCAACGACTCCGGCAACGTGCGCCTGATCAAGAACTACGCGCTGTTCCTGTTCCCCCAGGGCGACAGCACGTTCGTCGCGCCGGACGGCGTGAACTGGACGCCGCCGTCCAACAAGAAGCCGATCGGCTATTCCACCGAGGACGGCGCCGTCCTGCATCCGGAGCCGGGCGACAGCACCGACTACAAGGCGCACAACGGCGACATCGTCCTGTCCGACACGGATCCGGGCTACTGGACGCTCCAGCTCGCCGCGATGGAGGGACGCAAGGACGTGGTGTCCGCCTACTTCGACGTGGATGTGGAATCCGACGGCGGCATCAGCATCAAGGGCGCCGGCCTGAAGAAGGAATGGATCCTCGTCCTGGTCGCGCTCGACCAGCAGGACCGCCCATTCCTCCTGTACGGCACCAACTCGAAGGTGTCCGACCGCGACGACGTGAGCCTGAAATCCAGCGAGATCATGAACTTCAGCATGACGTTCAAGATGCTCAAGGGAGACAAGGGCGAGCAGTTCCACGCGTGGGGCCTCGTCACTGAAGACGCCAAGTGACCCATTGATTCTTCCCGTGCGGCCGATGGCGGTCGGCCGCACGGGACACCCATTCAACCGCCAACCATTAGAACGGAGCCAACATGAGCGACAAAGAATACCATGTCGTGGACGTAGACCTGACCGAAGCGGAAGAGCTCAAACCCGACGTGCACCTCGAGGTCGCCGGCGTCAAACTCGACCTGCCGAACCTCAACAACGCGGAACTGCCCATCGAACTCGTCCAGGCCATCCTCCTGGTCAAAAGCAAGCCCGCATTGTCCGACGAGGAAACCACGGCCTGCGTGAGCACGTTCCTCGCCTACTTCCAGACGATGCAGCCGAACTTCTGGAACGTGCTGCGCAAGACCAAACGTCCGATGGCCTACCTCACCGCGACCATCAAGGCGTGGGCCGAGGAATCCGGACTGGACCCAAAAGCGTTTACCTCGCCCACCTCTGGAACAACAATCGCGCGGCACTAGCCTACGACTGGATCCGAGCGTACGGGCAGA